TTCTTATTGCCTTGTAGGCCTTCAAGAAGTGCTGTTTTAGTCTCCTGCCAGCGACTTTCTAGTAGTTCTGACATAGTTATCTCCTTAATTTAAACCAGCTAAACGCTTGATGTCAACCACATTATGGTCGGCGCTTGCTGTCATATCAGTATTTTTTGTTTCTCTATTGCCTGTTACTTCTTTTGCCTCTGCTAGTACTGCCTTCTTTGTTGGACTCTTGCCGTCGATAACTGCCGGTAAGTATTTTTCAAATTGATTTTGTAATTTATCAGTTTGAACTGATTCTAACAAGTCCATCATTATTTCTTTTTGGTCAATGCTCAAAGGAGCAATTAAACTATCAATCTTTGCTTTGCGTGACACTGACTCAGTAAGTTTTTTGTTCTCATTAGCCTGTGATTCTGCAAGCTTAATTGCTTTTGCCGCTGCTACTTTTGCTTCTGCTAGTTGTTTGTCTTTAGCACCAACAACTTTTAGAAGTTTTTGTGTTTCACTCTTCTCGTTTAGATATGAGTGTTGATATTCGTTAGCAAATGCTTCGAATAGTTTGCGACCAAAATCGTTTTCACGTGCTGCTTCAATATCTTCTTTAAGTGCTGAAATTTCTTTTGTAAGTCCTTTTGACACTGTTTCTGATACCAAGGCTGCACTTTTCTTAATAAAGTTTGATTTAACTGTATTAAGATGTTCTTTGGCTTCACGTACGATACGTACTTTTGTTTCAGCCAAGTCTTTTTTATCTTCGTAAAATTCTGCAAGTTCTTTAGCAAGTGATTCAACTACAAATTCTTCTAAAGCAACAAACTTGTCTGCCATTGCTTTTTGATCTGAATGTAGTTCTTTAATTTCTGTAGCAAGTTGCTCAGAAACAAAAGTCTTCATTAGTTCTGCATTTTTACGCTGAGCAACTGCAAATTTTGCTTTTGCTTCTGCTAGTTGCTTACGGTCTTCTTGGAATTCTGCAATTTCTTCTGCAAGTTTTTCAGATACAAGACTATCAATGGCTTCAACCATAGTTGATTTGTCGTGTTCATACTTTTTTGCAAATTCTTCACGTAATTCGGCAGTAACCTCAAGGCGATTTTCTTTCACCTTAGCGTTCCATGCTTCTGCTAATTCAGAACGTACTTCTTCCGATAGTGCGTCATTTTCGAAGAGATTTTTTAGTACATCTACCATTACTTTCTCCTCGTTATTGGAGTCTGCTTATTATGTTTAATAAGCTCTCTTTTAAATATTTTTGTGCCTTTTTGTCGCCTTGGACTTCTTTTGAAGTTATAAATGCCTTGTATCCACCTCTTTCGTTCATTAAATGTTCGTAAATAGGTGTAGGATACGCACCGGGGGCGCTTGGTTGTGCCACAACGTCCACAGTAATTATTTCAAATCCGCCAACGTTTCCGCTGCCGTCAACCTCACCACTACCTCTCGATGAAACGCCTAGTTTAACGCTGCTTTCAAGCATTGTTTTAACTAATTGTCCCATCGGAGTCGGTAGTATTTTTAGTTTACCATAACCATTAGGTCCGTCCATCCACATTTCGTTAATCATATGGCTAACACGGTCCAAGTTAATATTAAGTCCATCAGGATGATCTACTTCACCTAACACTGAGTAGCCGCCACTAATTTGTTCGTTGAGTGTGGTGACAGCCCTGCTAATCTCATTTACGGGATAAACACGCTGGTTGGCGTTTTTGACTCCGCCTTGAATACAAATTCCTTTCATATAAAGGTCTTTGCCGTCATTAGCAGACTCAACTACCATTCTAGCAGCATCAAAACTCAAATGTTCGTTCAGTATTCTCATCAATCAGTCCTTAAGCGCCAAGTGTTGATTTTGTATTAGCGCCGTTGTCTCCCTTTGCAGGGGCTTTTGCTGCGTTCATTTTTGCAGCTTTTCCACCAGGAACATTTACGTTACCAGCGGTATCTTGTTTTGGAGCACTTGCGCCTGTGCCTTTTTCATCTGCTGAACCGCCTTTTGCGATGTTTGCTGATGTACCACCCATATCATTTTTACCTGCTACTGGTGATTTTGCATTTGCGCCGTTGTCGCCCATTGATGCTGACACTTTGTCTGTGTACTCACGCATAATTTCTGTTTGTGATTTTGGTGCTGTTGACTCTTCTACTTCTTCATCCGCTGCTTCTTCTACTTCTTCATCTTCAAAAGCAATTGCTTCTTCTTCAGCTTCTTCGTCATCGTCACCTTCTTCTGAATCCATATCCATTGGCATATCGTCGTCACCTGCTTCGTCGTCTGCTGGTGCTTCGTCGTCCATCATTGCTTCAAATTCAGCTTTTAGTGCTTCTAGTTCATCTTCTAGATCCATTACACGGTCTTCAATGTCGCCGTCGTCATCCATACCCATATCGTCGTCGCCTGCGTCCATATCCATGTCGTCGCCTGCATCTGGCATTTCGATATCCATTGTCATATCGTCTGTTGGGTCTGCTTCTGCTACGTCAAAGAAACTTTCGTCTACTTCTTCGTCAGTTGCTTCGTCTAGGTCTTCCTCTGACTCGTCTACTTCTTCGTCAGTTGCTTCGTCTAGATCTTCTTCTGATTCATCTACTTCTTCATCAGTAGCTTCATCAACTTCTTCGTCAGTTGTTTCTTCTACTTCTTCATCTTCAAGTAGTGATTCGTAAATATCTCTTGATTTTTCTACCACGATTTCGTGGAATAGTTCTGCTGCTTTTTCGCGATCTTCGTTAACAAGATGCTCAAGCATTTCTTCAAACTTGTTGCGGTCAGTCATTGTTAATCTCCTTTAATTATCTTTACAAGGCTGTCTATTATATTTACACTTTTTAGAAAATATACGCTTAAAATGGGGTCAAAACAGCGTATTTTAAGATTTTAATGGTGTAATCCCAAAAAAATCAATAAAATTATTCATTGTAATGTGTGTTAAGTTTTTACAATCTCTTAAGTTATCTGGTATATAACTGTCCTCATTTTCTATTACTCTAACATATTTAGTTCTTTGAAACTGATTAATACAGGTCATTGTTTGTCTTTGCCAATTTCCAAAATATGTTGCCCTATCGTTCAAATTTTTGTAATTTTTTGTACCTGCATACACATTGTTTACTAATTCTTGTTTTTCCCCTAATCCAACATAATCAAATCCTAAAATATAAATTTTAGCATTATCATGAACACTTGCCATATGCAAAGCTGTAGGTCCGCTACTCCAACCTTTGTTTGGATTAAATTTATTAATATTAGGATCTTGTCTTGTTAATTTGTTAGGATTACTCCATACTTGATGATCATGATGATAGTTAGTTTTTTGAATTTCCATTATCATTTTTGTATCAACTGCTACAAGATAATCAGGAGCAAATGTTCTATACAATGCATTGCACCCATACACTGTGCCATGTTGTTTTAAGTCAATAGGATTAATTTTTTTACGACTTGTGCCATTACCTAGCACAAATGCAATAGATTTTTTAGACATTTTTTACCTTTTGTTAAACTTGTGCTGCTGCCTGTGCAGCCAGTCCATACATTTGTTTAACAAAATCTAATTCTTTTGAAGTCTCTTTTTGATGACTATCAGCAGCTTTACGAGCCTTATTAATATCTTTTAAAGAAAGTCTTGTTTTTCTAGAATTATCTATTTTCATCACACTTGTATCGTCCTTAGGACTGTATGTAAGGTCTTCGATTGGTTCTAAGTTTTCTTTGTCAAAGTAAAAAAGTTCTCGTAGTATCATAGTATTATTTATACAGTTTGGTCAGTTGGTTCTGCCTCTGCTCCTCCAAAATCATCTCCTGTGGCTGTTTCAGGAGGTGTGCCTTCGCCGCCTTCAATTGCTCCTGCACCGTCATCTAAGCCAGTTTCTAAACCGCCAAAGTCGTCTGCAATGCCTGCACCTGATAACGATGCTGCGGCGCCACCCATTCCGCCTTCTGGCTGCGCAAGTGCTGCATCAAGATTATCTTGGTTTTCTTCACGCCACAATCTTTCGTTCTCTGCAATTTCTTCATCGCTAAGTCCTAGGAAACGTTTTAATGCAAATCTATTTGACATAAACGGAACAGCTTGTATTGTACTAAATGTACTAATTCTATTATTATCAAGTTCAGCTTGTCTATATGCAGCAAAGTTTTGCGGAGGAGTTAATTCTAAATCAAACATTGAATAATCAACATTCACTCCTTTATTACGCAGGTATAATTTAAATTCTAAATTAAAAACTTCTTCAAGCATTCCTTGTAAACGTTCGCAATATTTGTTAAAGCGTAATTCTTGAATATATGCTGTGCCTACTCGTCCATCGTTATACTGCGATGCGCCATCATCAGCTCCTGTGGGTAGGTAAGAACTTGGTATACGTAAGCCACGCACCAACTTGTTAGTAAAATACCTAAGATCATCAATTTCTCCTAAGTTAGTACCGCCTGGTAGAGTTTCAACTTTTGATCCACGCCCTTCAGCAGTTTGTGGAAAGAAGTAGTCTTCGTTGATTGACAGTGGGTTATATGAACTGTCTATAACATTTGTACCACCACCTGTCTTGGATGGGATTCGTCTTTGGTGTATTTCCGTTTTAACACGCTCCACAAACTGCATAGCAAGGTGTGAAGGCATATTGCCCACATCAACGTAGAATACTCTGCGCTCTGGCGCACGTTGGACACGATAGATAATAATCGCATCCTCAAGCAGTTCTTTCTGCTTGTAAACTTTGAAAATGCTTTCAAGTAAACTATTACCAAATGGGTAGTTTTGATCAAGTCCTTCGCTCATTGAAAGGTGAACAACATGCTCTGCATCAACAAACACTTCATTCTCGCCTTGTTCAAATCTTGTAGTGCCAGCAGTAGGAGTGCTGTTGCCTCCAGTGCCAAATTGGTTAGGCACTGATTGATAACCTGCTGTTCCACCAGGACCATAACTGTTGGTAACATTCAACGGTGTTGCTTCTAAGTTACCAAAACTAAAATTTAAATTTTTAATTGCATACTGTTCCGGACGCTTGCCTTCGCTTTCGTTGACAATAATTTTTGTAACTTGACTCGGATCAACATGAAACCATTTTTGTGTTTCTGGATCACGGATAAAAAATTGATCGCCATACT